GCTGAATGTGTAAGTGAGGCGTTGTTGAGTTACCTGTACTACCTGATAAACCAATGACATCTCCAGCGCTTACTTTTTGTCCCTTTTTAGCAATGATTTTACTCATATGCATGTACCACTGATACCATTTACCACCAGGCTCATCAAGTGTGATTTGATTACCACCGCCACCTGCAACTGCACCTGCTTGTGATATCTTACCGTCAGTTAGCGCCTTAATCTTAGTACCCGTTGGCATACCAAAGTCCATACCATAGTGTTTACCACCATTGAACATTAAGCCGCCTGTATAGTTACCAAATGTTTGGAGGATATTGTCCCACGGCAACCAACTAGCGTCACCATCGCCACCTTCAGCTTCTGTAAACCAGTCCTTCACTTTCTCTACAAGTGAAGATTTCAAGTTTTTATAGGCGGCTGTAACTAATTTAACGGTAGCGTTATCGCCGCCCCCGAAGTTAATGCCTATACTATCCATGACATTTTTCACTAATTTACCTGGATGTTTAACATATTTCCAAACATCTCCGATTTTATCGCCAAGCCATGATGCACCGTCTTTAACTTTTTCTAAACCTTTACTTCCTAAGTCTTCAACAGTATCTTTGGCGTCACTACCTGCTTTTTTCGCACTGTGATAACCATCAGATATTTTACCGCTCACATTTTTACTTATATTAGCTGCACCATCGATAATATCTTCATACAAGTCTTTTTTGTTTCCTTTAGAGAAACGAGGTATTTTAGTTCCTGTACCCGTTGATAAGCGTTTAGGTATTATGCCTTGTTCTTGAAGCTTGTGCGTATGTCTAGCATTAATAACACCGTCACCTTTGCCTAGTCCAACAACCGTATTTTTACCTTGTGGGGCATCTATTGAGCCATCTTTACGTTGAATGAGCTCTTGTGTGCGTCCGCCTGGTCCATTACCTGGTCCTTTATCGTTGACCATCGCAACCGTAGGTTGTCTTAATCCACCGTTTGAATCCGTAGAGAGCGTTGAACCGTCATAAGTACCTGTAGCTAAATGAGGTATTTCCTCAATAAGTTTATCTTTACCTGTAATCGCTTTTGATATCTTATTAACGCCGCCAATCATACCGTTTAAACCATCTACGGCTTTATTGGCAACTTTTTTACCTAAATCGCTTGCAGCTTTACCCATATCGGCTCCGACATCTTTAATCCATTGTAGTGTATCGCCTAACCATTTTTTGAAACCTTTATAAACAGATTTGGCTTTTTTCCAGCCTTCACCAGCAATATTACCGAAACTTGTTTTGGCTTTGCCCCACATGTTACTTACGTTTGTTTTAACAGAACCATAAGCTTGACCGAAATATTTGCTTGTGCCTTTCCACGTAGATTTCGATTTTTCCCAAGCAGTGCTTGCTGTATCGCCGAATTTACCTTTCGCTTGATTATAAACACCTGTCACTTTAGTTTTAGCTTTCTCATAAGTTTCACCAAACCATTTTTTAGTGCCATCATATGCAGATTTAGATTTATCCCATACTTTACCTGCAGCGTCTGTAAATTTATCACGCGTTTTAGTATAAACACCTGTGACTTTGTCTTTCGCTGAATTGTAAGTATCACCAAACCATTTAGATGTATTTTTCCAAATACCACGTGTTTTAGTCGTCGCTGTTTCTTTAGCTTCTTCGAGTTTGTCACGGGTTGATGTCTTTACATTTTCCCAGGTATCAGATACGCCTTTAGTCACTTTGCCCCAAATATTACCTGCTGTGTCCCAAGCAGAATTCCAACCATTTTTGAATGATTGTTGAATATTTTGACCTTTTTCACTAAACCAACCTTTGGTATTTTCCCAACTTTCACCGAGTTTGTTAGTAATCGATGACCAGAGATTACCGCCAGTTTCAAGCGCATTATTCCATCCTGATTTAATATTCGACCAAATATGACTGCCTTTTTGAGAGAACCACGTTTTAGTTTCCTCCCACTTTTCACCGAGCCAACTTGTCAATGACGACCAAAGATTGCCACCTATTTCTAGTCCATTATTCCAACCTATTTTGATATTTGACCAGATACTGTGACCTTTTTGTGAAAACCATGTTCTCGTATCCTCCCATTTTTCACCAAGCCAGCCAGTCAAAGACTTCCATAAATCACCACCATTTTCTATGGCAATATTCCAACCATCACGAAGTGCGCCCCCAAATTCTTGACCTTGTTCAGAGAACCATTCTCCTAAACCAGAAGCGCCGTTTTTAATTCCTTGCCAAATACTATCATCAGATAAAAACTCTTTTGTTTTATTCCACCATTTCTCAGAATTAGAATATACTCTACCGTTTGATAAGTCCATTTCTGTTTCTATATCTTCGTTTTGATCTTTTGCGATACCAACGACTTCTTTTTTCTTATCTTCGGCTTTTTTGGTTTCTTCTTTTTTCCATTGTTCGAGTACGCCAAGTTGTATTTCTTTATCTTCATTGCTTAAATCTTCGTTTTGTTGAATAGATAACTTTCTATCTGTATATTCATCATCTATTTCATCGATACGTTTTTTCTTTGCTTTTTCAGCGTCTTTAATATTACGACTAGCTTTTTTGATAGACAGTGCTTCTTCATTACTATCCATACGATCTAAAATCTTTTGTTGTTCTTTTTGAGATTTAGACAATTCATCTACTGTTATATCTCTGCGCATTTGTTCTGCTTTAGCTAATTGCTTAAGTTCATTTTTGTCGAGTTCTCCGTCAGCCGAAAACTCTTCTTTCATTTTTTTAATTTCTTTATTTAATTGGTGTTCTTTCTGAATGCGAGCATTATTGCCTTGTTCCGTTTTTTGAAGCATGCTTTGATATTCTTCTTCAGTTAACTTGTTCTTTTTATTACTAAGGTCTTTAGACATTTCATAAACTTCATTAATATTATTTATTTCGTCTTCTTTACGTTTTTCAAATTTTTTAATTAAGTCATCACTTAATTTTTGTTCTATATCAATAAGTTCATTAGCTTTGTCTTGAGTTATCTTCCCGTGGTTATACTTAACTTCTTCTAGAATATCATTGGAGTCTTTAGAATATTTAACATAACTACCTAATGCTTTCTTCGTTTCTTTAGAAACACCGTCACCTAAGACTTTAGTCGTGTCTGTTGCTTTGTCTGTTGCACTACCTATTTTTTTGAATAATGGCTTCACATCGTCTGTTAATTCGTCCCAGCGTGATTTAAACTCTTTAACAAATTCATTATTTTTAGACTGTGCTTTTACAAAATCATCACCTAAACCATTTATCCAACTTGAAAATTTAGAGATAGCGCCACCACCAAACGTTTTGAGGACATCAAATAAACCATCGACACCCTTTTTAAACCAGTCAACATTATTGTATGCTTTAATAAAGGCGCCACCTAATAACGTAACACCTGTAATAATCCACCCAATGGGTCCGCCCAAAATTTTAATACCATTACCTAAAACTTTACTCGCTTGACCTAATAAACTAACTTTACCAGCTGCTTTACCTGTCGATTTACCCAAACGTCCAAATAAACCTGCTGAACCTTTAGCACTCTTACCTGAAGTAGCAATTGCGCCTGCATTCGCTTTATTTGCTCCAGCGTTAATCGCAGCTTCTGCTGAGTTTTCAGCCATGCGTCGATTAAGTTGTGCATAACCACCAGCTGCTGCTTGAACTGCTCTTAATAATAACCCAATACCTAACGTTACGGGACCGATCGCGGCAGCTACGCCTGCAATAGCGACACCTGCCACTTTTGCGCCTTTAGGTAAATTATTTAAAAAATCAACGGTTGATTTCAAACCACCAACCATACCTGATAATGCAGGCTCCATCGTGTCATAAATAGATAAAGCAAATTCTTGGGCAGCAGACTTTAATTGCCTCAAACTACCACCAAGTCCTTTTTCCATCGTGTCTGCCATATCTTTTGCTGAACCTTTACTACCATCGATTGCGGTTGATAGTTTATCATAATCTTTTTGAGAAGCATTGATAACTGCCAATGCACCACTCATAGCTTCCTTACCAAATATTGTACTAGCTGAAGCAGCTTGTTGGTCTTTAGATAAGCCACTGAATTTATCACGTAATTGATCTAAAACATCACGCATTGGCAACATTTCACCATTGCTATCTGTAATGGATATGCCAAGTTCATCCATTTTATCTTTCATAGCTTTTGTTGGTTTAGAAAGGTTAGTAAACATCGTACGTAATGCTGTCCCGGCTTTTTGTCCTTTTACACCTGCATTACTCATTAAACTGATTGCCATAGAAGTATCTTCAATACTATAACCTAATGCGCCAGCTACAGGGGCTGCATATTTAAAACCTTCACCCATCATTTCAACATTTGTGTTTGCGTTGGCACTTGCTGAGGCTAATACATCTGCAAATCTGCCACTTTCTTTAGCTTCCATACCAAATGCTGTTAATCCATCAGTAACAATATCAGACACTGAACCTAACTCTTCACCAGACGCAGCAGCTAAATCCATAATACCAGGTAAACCACTCATCATATCTTGTGATTTCCAACCAGCCATAGCCATATAGTTAAGTGCTTCAGCACTATCGCTGGCTGTAAACTTAGTTGTCGCGCCCATTTCACGCGCTTTTGCCTTTAATGCGTCTAAATCTTTACCTGTTGCGCCTGAGATGGCTTGTACCTTACGCATGGCATCGTCAAATTCAACACCAAGTTTACCTGCATAGCCCATAGCTCCAGCAATCGGTGTTGTTACATACATAGACATATTACGTCCCACTGAACGCATGTTTTGTGACATTTTGCCATACTTCTCTGACATTTTATCTAAATGATCAGCTTGTTTTGTATATGAGCTATTAGCGACCATCTGTTGTTTGTTCATTTGCTTTAGCTCTTGTTCAGCTTTATTAATACTTTTTTGTAAACCGTTCATCGATGCTTTTTCATTATTCACAGCTTTTTCAGCTTTGGTTAAGTCTTTCGGATAATCTTTAATCGTTTTAGAAAGTTTATTATATTCTTTTTCTGCAGTTTTAACTGCGTCATTCGATTGTTGATAAGAAGCTTTAACCTTTTTATTCTCTTCTGTAATGCCTTTGTTAGATTGGGTCAACTTCTTAACATTTGCGGTTTCTTCTTTATGACTCGCAATTAATTTTTGGTGGACTTCACGTTGTTGTTTCGTCGCATTAGAAGCTTGTTTAATTTGTTCCGTAGAAGCTTTACCTGATTCTTTCAAACGTTTTTCAGCAGAACGTAAGTCATCGAGTTTTGTTTTGGCTTTGGCCTTTTCAGCGCTTAATACAGATTGTTTAGCTTTAGCGTTGTCTAATTCCTTATTAGACTTTTTCATCTCTTGATTAGACTTACGCATCGCATCATCTTGCTTCTTATGTGCTTCAGCAAGCTCTTTTACTTTTTGTTCTTGTTGTTTGATACTGTTCGACGCTTTTTCATAGGAGGTTTTAACGTTATTTAAATCATTTTTAGTCTGATCGTACATTTTCTTTTGGACTTTCATTTTATTATTCAGTCCATCAATGCGTGTTTGATACTTCTGTACAGACTTCTCAGCTTTGCCAAAACTAGACATATTCGCTTTCACTTCGGAACTCAATACACCCATTTGACGTTTAAGACCTTTCATGCCTTGTTCCACACCCGTATTATCCATGGTGTTCTTTATCGCGTAACCTTGAATATTATCCATTTTATATGTACCTCCCTTCTTACCTATCCACCGAATAGTTTAATTAAGTCTTTACCTTTAATAACTTCTTGTTCTTTTTTAGACTTAGTTTGTTTTTTATCTTGGTTATCATCTTCGTTTAAAATCGATAACAATTGAAAATACGGTTGTGCCTTAACTTCTGTTAAAG